TGAAGCTGTTGCACCATCTCCTCTTAAACCATGAATTGTATAATTTGATAATGTTTGATCACTATTAAAATACACATATGCTGAGTCGTATGTTGAAGCCCTATCTGACCTCAAGATTCCACGAATATGTAAATGCTTGTATATCTGAGGGATTGAACTAAATGTTATTACACCATTTGAACCACCAGATGGTGCTGTATAGGAAGCGATAGATTCAAAGCTATTCAGAGTAGTCCAGTTATCGCCTCTCACAGCCCGTCTTTGTTCACGAAGCTGCCAGCGACCAGATGCGCCAGATGGACTTGGAAATTGCGCCATAGTTACGAGATTTCCTCGTAACTACACACTGCCTCCAGCTTCAGCGTTGTGCTACCGAAAGCACGAAGGGAGTCACCTTCTTCAAGATAAATAGCTTTTGTTAATACATCCATTGTTGCACCTGCTGGAACAACGAGTTGGTAAGCAATACGATATGCGGTTGATGAACGATACAAGTCAAGAGTAAGAGAATAGTTAGATGTTCCATCAACATTGGAGACATAAAGTGAGTTAACTTTAAACACCTTCCCGCTACCGCCGCTATTTGTTACAATTGCTGCTGCGCTTGCGGTAAGAACAGCAACTGCTGTCTTTCCTGTAATTGTTGTTACACCTACAATATTTGGTGCTGCCATAATCTATCCTCCAAAAACAATTGACATTGCAATTGCTTTACCTGTTGATGCAGGTGTAAAACCTAAGTTTGTTGCAGCAACATTGGCTGCTAATTGTGTATTCGTAATTGTTGCATTTGCAATCTGTGTATTTGTAATTGTTGCATTTGCAACTTGTGTTGCCGTAATCGTAGCATTTGCTATTTGTGTAGCGGTGATTGTCGCATTTGCAATGTGCGCACTTGTGATAGCTGTATTTGCAATATGCGCACTTGTAATAGTTGCGTTTGCAATTTTTGCGGATGTAACCGCAGCATTTGCGATCTGTGTATCTGTAATGGTAGTGTTTGCAATTTGTGTAGCGGTAATCGTAGCATTTGCAATTTTTGCGGCTGTAATTGTTGTATTTGCAATCAAATCATTGGTGATTGAACCATTTGACATCGCTTGCACAAAAGCTTGCCAGGTATCACCTGTCCATGTCCAGCTTCTTCCGCCAGATGTAAAGACATCATTTGTTGCTGGGGAATCTGGGAAGTTAATTGCCATTATGTCTCCTATTCTACCACTTATGCGGTTTTAAATCTAATATGGGTAATAGCCATTATGGGACCACCAAGCTCCCCGAACCAGTAAATGTGTGAATGATGTAACCACCAAACGAAGTGACAGTACCGCCAGTAGCAATTTGATAGTTACTTAAATACCTGACAATAACAATACCTGAACCACCACCTCCACTCGCACCACCACCAGAACCAGTATTTATTGCACCAGCAGAACCAGATGCACCACCAATACCACTTGCACTACTAGTGTTGCTGTTGCCAGAACCGCCTGCGGCTCTGAATGTAGGAGTTCCAGTAATAGAAGATTGAAGTCCACCACCACCAGTTGCAGTAGCATTACCTGATGCGTTTGTTGCAGTTCCACCTACGGCACCTGCACCACCACCTCCGCCACCTCCGTCAATTAATGCCGCACTGATACCTGTACCACCTGCGTAACCTTGAGTCGGAGAAACTGCTGCACCACCAGTGCCACCGCTACCACCACCAGCTTTACCTGAACCACCACCACCAGAACCGCCAGCGGTTCCGTTGACTGGGTTTCCAGAACCACCAGCACCGCCGCCAGTTGAGGTGATAGAGCCGAAAACGGAATTTTGACCGCTGGCATTTGCAGCACCACCACCACCTACTGTTACGGTATATGTTCCTGGGCTAAGAACTAAAGATGATTCAGCTGAACCTCCACCTCCAGTTGTTTCTCCAGTTACCGAATTACGATAACCACCTGCACCACCACCACCACCAAATGTGGTTCCACCACCACCACCGCCTGCAACAACTAGATATTGAACTGTTAGATTTGTTGAATGCAATACTCCAGCAGACCATGCAGAACCCAGCCAAACTCTCATAACATTAGTATCTGTTTCAAAAATAACCTGACCCGTATAAGGACTAGCAGGGCGTGTTGTGCTGGTGCAAACAGCGGGTTGAATAATTGATTGTGCTCCAGTAATATTGTTAATAGCCATTATGAGATCACCAAGCTCCCCGATGCGGTAAATGTATGAACTGTGTATAGACCTGAAGTTGTTTTAGTTCCACCAGTAATAGTAAGTCCAGTAACAAGAGCTGTTAAATAACGAATGATAACAATTCCTGAACCACCTGCACCACCAGAAGGTGTTGCACCACCAAAACCGCCAGCACCACCACCGCCACCACCAGTATTCGCTGTGCCAGCAGTACCAGCAGCAGCCCCATTTGAACCAGCACCACCACCACCCGAACCACCAGCACCCCCAGTAGAACTGCCTGTGCCACCACCACCGCCTGCTCTTGTTACTGCAGAACCAGTGATTGATGAGGAAAGACCAGCACCACCTGCACCGCCAATATTATTGGCGCTTGTTGTCCCACCTACTGCACTCGCACCACCGCCGCCAGCATAACTACCGCTTATACTGTTACCACCAGCAAAACCTTGTGATGTAGTTCTCGCACCGCCAGTTGTACTAATATTGTTTGCACCGCCGCCAGAGCCACCAGTGCCAGATGCATTTAAACCTGCTCCCCGACCACCACCTTTAGAAACAATACCAAAAATTTCGCTATCCAAACCCACAGTATCTGATGCACCACCAGCACCAACCGTAACGGCGTATGTGCCAACATCAAAACTAAGTGCAAAAGGAGATTCTAGCGTTCCACCACCACCAGTTGCTTCTCCAGCAACAGATGAGCGATAACCACCCGCTCCACCACCACCGCCGCTGTAAGTAGAACCATCTGTTCTTCCACCGCCTCCACCACCTGCGATTATAAGGTATTCAACATTAAATGTTGTTCCATGTGTATACCCAGTTGACCATTCAGAACCCAACCAAACTTTCATTCGGTTAGTATCTGTTTCAAAAATAACTTGACCTAAATAAGGATTAGAAGGTCGTGCGGTTGATAAACAAACGCCAGCCTGAATACCTTGAGTAGTCGTTGTAATAGCCATTAGAGTGTTTGTCCTACTGACCAAGCACTGCCCAGCCAAACTTTCAATAGATTTGTATCAGTCTCGTAAATCATTTGCCCAACATAAGGTGCTTCAGGGCGTGTAGTGCTAGTGCAAACACCATTTTTTGTTTGTCCTCGTGCTACCTTGATACCCATTACGGTTCAACAACCTCATCTTCTGATGTATCTTCTGTTGAGTAAGATGGTGCAATAAATTTATCAAGCTGTGAATCATAACGATAACCAACACCCGCATAATATCCACGGAAATTATTATTGTATGATGTTTGTCTCCATTCACCATCTAGACCAATTGAAGCAATAAATGCTTGACCAACTGGTTCTGATTCTGGGAACTCCAGGTTCCCGCAATCTTCGTTGGAGACAACAATAACTTGTACTACTGTGTCTCCTGTTATTTTTGCAAAATGTGCCATATTATTCTCCTAACAATAGTTGTGCTTCTTCTTCTGTAATACCCAATTTTTCTAACAAAGCCTGTCTTGCGGTTGCTTTAACGGCTTGCGCTTGGGTGCGTTGCACGACTTTGGCTTGTTGTGCTTGTAGTTCGCTGTCAGTCATTTCTCTTTCAGTTGTTTGACCTGTTGCGTGGTTATAGGTGCTAACGATTGGATTTGTCATAGTTCCTCAACTGTTGCTGTAGCCGTAAAGCTTGTAAGTTCCGTCATCAAAGTTTCCTGCGCCGCTTACAAAAATAGAAAAACCATCAAACGAAGTTGTTGCGTTAAAATATCCCATGTAAACACCTGCGTTTTCGCTGTAATTGTATGCGCTATGGAAAGTTGTTAGCGCAGTAAGTTGCGGCGAACCTATCTGTATAACGAAACTGGCGGCGCTGTTTGCGCCAGAAATACCACCAACACCAAAAGCATCATCCGCTGTATTGGCTGCGGGTGATACAGAACTCGTGTAACCGTTTAAAATTGATGCCCATTTATAGTTTGTAGTTGTGTTTGTTGTGCCGCCAGTACGCATACCCAACTCAAACAAATACGCACCAGCGGTTGTCACTGATGCGTTATTTATCATCAGCAAATAATTGCTATAGGTAGAGGTAAAAACGCTGTCCACATTTCTTGTAGCCGTACCCGACAATGTGCCACCAGTAATGTACTGCAAACCGTTTTGTGTAACCCAAGCCGAACCGTTATATGCCGCCAAACGAGTCGTATCAGTCTCATAAATAAGTTGACCAGTAAATGGTGAGGAGGGCTTGGTTGTGCTCGTGCACACACCAGGTCTTTGTGAACCTATACCGATGCCGCTTGAGTAACCCATTACGCTGTCTGCTTTTCCCAGCCGACAACAGTAACTGTTACCTTGGCTGCTGTGTCCGATAGTCCTTGTAGTGTCTCACCTGCGTTCAGTACCAAAGCGGTATCCCAAATCATTACATCATTGGCACCAATAGGTAGTGCTGAAAGCAAGCGGTTTGCAGCAGTAGCTGCAGAACCAATCGCCAGTGTTACTGTGCGATCAATTGTGTCTGTGTTGGTAATAATTATCTGCTTGATAACTTCTGCATAGCCAGTCGCTGCTGTACAAATAGTTGTTGTTGTATTGCCTAGTTGAGTTGGTCCACCCAGTCTAGATTCAACTCTGTCTCCTACTGCCATACTTTACGCTCCTATATCCATAATAATCAAAGCCGCATTTCTTGTGTCAGTCATAACATCTGAACTGACTGTTGCATTAATCCATGCGCTACCATTCCATTGTAGCACTTGACCAGAACTTGCGCTAGTGATTGTTACATCACCAACATCATCAAGGGCATTAATTGTTGGAATTGATGCCCATTCAAGACCTGTTGTGGTTGATGAATTTGCTTTTAAAAAATAACCATTAGTTCCGACTGCTAGTCTGTCTAAAGTATTGTCAGCGGTGCCTACGAGTAAATCACCTTTTGCATTAATAATTGACAAAAGGCTATTTATTGCTAATGCACCAACTTCAACCCAAACTGAGTCGTAGTAAACATAGGTACCGCCATCTGATGAGTCAT